ACGAGTACACTGCCTTTTAGGTGCTCGTACTCCTGCCATATCAGTAGATGCAGCTAGTTCAAACTCAACAACTTCTCTATTTTCTACTGATTTACGATCCACAATAAATATCTGACGCTTAAACTCTGCTGTGGGATCTGGTGTTCCTAAAGGATTACTATTACCTGGAAAGTTTACAGCATCTAAAAATCTAGCCATTGTTCTTATTCTCGTAAAAGTAGCACCAGTAAGATCGTTACCTGCTGTTACGTCATTAACGGCATTTAAAATTGATGAAATTAATCCTGTTGCATTACTTATAGTTACCTTTGGTCTTGGAAGTTGACCACGTTGATATGCGAAACCTGTGGCTTCTATAGGAAATCTAAGATATGAATTACCTGCAAAAACTATCTGACCATTAGCATTTAAATTTGATCCTGCATGAAATCTATAAATAGTATTCGCACCATGTAATGCTGTGTCTAGCTGTAATACAAAAAGTTCAATAATCGCTGAAGGATTTATTTTTTGAACTTCGCTGAAAACAGGTCCAGTACTCATGGTTCAAACACCTCTCTAAATGTAGCCTGTATCGTAGCTCTGTTTAAATATGGTATTGATTTAGTCCAAGATTCACAAACGAATTGAGAGGCACTTGCTTCTCCAGGTGGTGTAAAAGTAAAGCTGGCACTATCATTTGCTCTTGCATCAAGAAAAGTTTCTATAGTATCTGCATCTGATTCTGATACTTCAAAAGTTAGGTTAAATATTTTTGGATTTTGATGTTCTGCTAATCCAAATAAAATTCTGTGTTCAAATCCATCGGCAAAGCGAACTGTTCTAGTATTTGGTGCGGATCTTTTTTGTTGTCCGTATTTAGGAGCAATAGAAGGAAAAGTAGCCATTATGCAAGTAGACCTCCAGGTCTTTTTTGGTTTAATATTTCAGATTGTACTGCTGCTGAGATAACTCGACCGAGTTCTCTACCACCTTGTTCATCTCCTTCAACAGAAGAACCAGAAGCATCTACGTTTACAACAACATTAGTTGATCCGCCAAGAGCATGATTTGGTGTAATCATTCCTGATACTCCAGGTGTGAATAATTCTGGCCCACGTTCTCCAACAAGTGAGGCTCTTCTTCCTGGAATACGACCTCCATCTGCTGCTGTTACTATTTTATTTTGTATGTCATTTACTGGTTTACCTCCACTAAATAATCCACCGAGTATAGAACCGAATAATCCACCACCTCCGAGCGATCCCTGCATATTACCAAAGAAAGCCATGTTAAATGATGCGTCTATAAGTTTGTTAAGTACATTACTAAGGACATCGTTTAAGGTGGACGTTCCACGGATCATACCTTGTATGCCGTCTGCGATGTCGGTGGCTATTGTCTGCTGCATCTGTTTAAATGCTTCTGCTGTTTCCTGTGCTAATTGTCTCTCCTTCTCTAACAACTGAACTTTTTGTAGTTTGCTTCTAATAGCGTTTTCGTCCTCAATCGCTCCGTCTTTTTTCATTTCCATTATCTGCTGTTCAATCTCAAACTCCTCAGATGACATGGTGCGAGTTCGTTCTAACAAAGCAATTTCTTCATCAATATTTTTTATTCTTGATTCCTGTATTTTCTTTATCATGTTCTCTGCCTCTGACTCTGCATCTTTTTCATTAACTAACTTTTGCTGTTTTACTATTAGGTCATTTATTAATACTGTGGCATCTCTTAAATCAGTAATATTAAATGCTCCAAACAATCCGCTACCCTTATCCCTGCCTAATAGTTCTAACGCTTTAGTTTGATCTTCTTTACTAACTTTATTTTTTATTCCTGGTGTTAAAGACTTTCTAAAATTAATTAATCTTTTAATCTCTTTACCCTGATCCGTGTTTAGATTCTGACCAGAGGCTTCTGCCTGACCTAATAAAGCCGTTCTCTCTACATTTATGGCTATAAATTTACCAATACCAGAATTTTGTAGGAAATTAGCAAAGGAAGCCTTCATTAATGTCATTATTTTGGCAAAGTTATTTCCTAACTCTGTAAACTCACTACCAAACTTCGTTAAAGCATTTACCCCGTCTTGCCCGACTAGATTTACCATTTTTTGTCTTGCTGCTTCAAATGCTGCCTCTCCATCTCCTAACTTCTCTAATGTCTTTAGTTGTTTTTCAAATTCTGTACCTGTAATACCTAATGCACCAGATAATGCAGTAACGTCCTTAGTGTTCTTATTTAAGGCTGCTCCTAACGTACCAACTTGAACAGTAAAGCCCTGAATAGCCGTTACCGTAGCCGTTCCGATTAAACCTCCTGCAAAACCACCCATCTGCCCACCGAACTTATCGCCTATTAATCCACCAGTGAAACCACCAGCAGCAGCTAGTGGACCTTGCCCGAATAATAGTGGAAACGCACCACTAATTAATGCACTTGTTATTCCGCTTCCTCTACCAAATCCTGCTGGTCCAGGTAAGACTTGACCTCCCCTACGATTAAGTGGAGAACTTGGTCCAATAGGATTTCGTAATGCTTGATTTAATCTTCGTGCTTCAGACGTAGCCCTTCTTTCTTCGGCCTTTATAGTTTGCAGTGTTTGTTTATTTCGTGCTACTTCCGATCCAATAAGTTTTTTATTGTTTGCTATGCCTCGTTTTCTGGCCTTGTTTATTCTTTCCTCAAACATGGCAGCCTTTTTAGCTGATGTCGCTGTAAAAGTAAGATCCTTACCTATTTCACGATCTATGCCTCTATTACTTGGACCTAATATACTCGGAGTCTGTCCTAATCTTTTTATACCTCTGGCTTCAGCATTTAACATGGCTGAACTAGGTAATCCTTTGGGTTGTCTAAGTGCTGTTTGCTGATCTATAACTGCTGCTGTCCTGCCACCTAACTTTCCTGCTTTACCAGATAACCTTATAAGATTCATTCCAGCAGATTGCAGGTTTACCTGTTTTTCTTTAGATCTTAGGCTTACCTGTTTTGCTTTTTCTACTGTTACCTTCTTTTCAGCAGCTAATATTTTATTTGTAATTAATAGATCCTCTCTACTCAATAAAATTTCTTTGTTAGCTAAATCAAACTGTTTCGCATCTATCTTTTCGGTTGCTCGGGATAGTTGTTCTTTTGTCTTATTAATATCTACCATTTTAGACTTTACTTTCTTGATTCCAGTCTCTACAACTAGCTGCTTATTTCTAAGTTGTATTTGCTTTATTTCTTCTTTAGTTTGCTGCTGTTCTAGCTTTAAAGCAGCTTCAGCTTCAGATAATTGTTTTTTACCTTGACCCTGCTTTACTTTTCCGACCTTATCTATCTTTACACCTAAATCTTTTAACTGCTTGTCTAATGTCTTGGTATCTAACTGTATATTGACTTTGTAATTAGCAGCCACAACTGTATTTACTAAATAATCCTATATTAGCGTATCTTACGAGTCTGAGCTTGTCTTTTTGCTTTTTCGTAAGCCTCTTCTTCACGTTCAGCTTTCAAAGTAAAGTAAGCGTTCCATGCATACAACTCCTGTAATGACATTCTTTCTCGTAGTTCTCTGTATGTGTAGCCTAAATTTTCAGCTATAAAAAATTGTAGGAATAATAAATTATTCTCCTTCAGTTGTGCTTTTTACGGCATCAGGACTATCCCCCTCGTCCATGCTTTGCATCTTAGTCATAACATCTATCAATACTGACATAGGAATCTCTCTTCTAAGAACAGGTAAATCTCCTGCTGTAAACATCTTTGCACCTGATTCATCTTCAGCTTTTGTAATTATTACCTGAAGAGCAAAGTCAAGACTACCTTCTTCCTGACCTTTATTCATAGCTATTAATGTACTGTTTATGGTGTCCCTATCAGCTATAGTTATGGGCTTCCAAAATATCTTTAAAACAAGTTCTTCCCCTTTAAAAATGGAATAGCTACTACGTTCTTCAATACTAAAGGCTTGCTTCAGTTTGTCGATTGCTCTTACTGTTGGCATAAAAAATTAAGTCTATTCTTGTACTATAGCTTAATATGTTTTAGCTGTCTTAATAAAAATCTCTGACGAAAGTATTTGTACTTGCTGTGAAACCTTTTAACCTAAATCCTTTATCAATATCCTTAAATATCAAACTTGTCTGTGTGTAAACATCGTACCACTTGGGGATATTTGGTATTGGTGTCGTTCTAGCTCCCTTTTTAAATAATTGTCTATAGAATATTTTATCGGTCTTACTCTTAACTTTATCTATAACGAAAGCTGCATAATCTGTTTCGTTACCTATAAATACAGGACTTTTGAGACTTTGTTTTATTCTCTTGCCAGATTGACTGTATTCCCTAAATAGTTCACTAGTGAATCTTTCTTGTGGTCCGTCTGCTAAATCGCCTACATCTTTTCTGGGTTTTGTTGCTTGTACTTCAGTACCACTCACGATCCAGGATTGTGCGAAAGTTCCTGTCCAGTAAGGACTTCGGTTCATTAAAGACTCCTGTATCTCAGCAGCAGCCTCGGCTCTCGCTTCTGTTATAAGTCGTCTTAAATCATTAGGTAACTGTCTTAAGTCCTTTACGTTAGGCATTAGCAGAAAAATCGCAGTTTACAACACTTAAGTAATGTGAATCACGTTCTGTTGTTACTGCTGTTGGGCCTTCGATTGTTCTAACTTTGGGGGTTACAGAAAAGGTATCTACATAAGTAGATTCATTTACAGAGGTCAATGCTGTTATTACAAGTTCCGCTATTGCAGAGGCTACTGCACTTCCTCTATTTGGTGGGGTCATTATTCCACATCTGATAGTTCCTGAGTAATATTTCTGTGCTGCACCTTGAGTCTGGTTAGTTGATTGATTAAAACTTATGTTGACCATTACATACTTTTTATTTTTACCTGGGGTGGTGAAGGGGGTATTATCAAATACTACAGTAACAGTTGGGTCGGCTGCCTGAACTGTGTCTAGGATTGCCGTTTCAAATGCTGCTCTTGCTTTTACTAAAGTCATTAGAAAATTACATCAATACGGAACAGGTATTCCTGTCCTCCTTTTAATGTGCGAATATCTGTTATCCTAGCTCCTCTTGTAGATCCAGAAAACGTAAGAGTGATCTCATCTTGAAGTAACGGTTGGCTATCACCTATTAAATCTGGGGTTATATAGAGCCGTGCAACATTTTCCTGGAATCCAGATTCTTCAGTGGACTGTACAAACTCTATGGGAACTTTTATTGTATAACTGGTATCTATTGTTATGTACTCACCTGTGTCTGAGTTATAGCTAGATACACCCTTTCGTGTGTAAATAATTGAGGTGTCTAATGAGTTCCCAAGTTGAGACACCACCTGTTTGGCAATCTGTTTAAATGCTGAGTCTAGTTGTCCTGCCATTATCCTCTAACCGCCCTAAGTTGGAAAGTTCCTGCTCCACCAAGCATATACGCTCCAAGATAACTTTGTAACCACGGGTAAACGTCCATAATGTTATTTATAGCCCCTGATCCCTGACTTTCTGTGTTGTACTTAACTTCTATGTCACCTAGCTTTACTTCGCTGAAATTACCGTCTTTACCAGTTGTATCTGTTATAGCTCCTGTATCATTTGCCAATGCCCTTGCTAACTCAAACTGTGCGTACTTAATGTTTTGAGGGATAGCAGAACAAGCAAGCTCTACTCCATCAACTTGATAGTTATTTCTTGGGAACTTTAATGCCTGTCCAGAATCACATCTATCTCCATAAAATACAAATCCATCAATCCATCTTGTAGCTGATATTAATGATCTATTCTTTTGGTCATCTGTCTTGTTTGTCCAGGTTGAAGAATCTGGGACGGTTTCAAAGTAGCTATTAGCTTCAGTCAGAGTGACATAGCTATTAGCATTTGCTCCTTTTATAGTTGCATCTATAGTTGCTGCCACGATCCATAAAGTAATTTAGTTTTATTGTAGCGTAAAGAAAAAACCCCACCAATAATTGATGAGGTTCTTTTTTGTGTTGCTCTTAAATCTTACTAAGAAATAGTAGAAGTATCAAGAGGTGAGTTGACTGTTAATCTTACGATTGGAACTAAATCTGCATCGTATGTTAATGCCCACTTGTTAGCTGTTGCTAAGTTGGCATTAGTAGGGTTGTCACCAGCATCTACCCACTTAGTACCCATAATGTGATAAGCACTGTGGTAATCAACAGACATAACATCTTGTTTAGATAGGATATTTCTATCTGATTCAATACCTAGAGGTGATTGCTGTCCTTCAAGAATTGTTCCTGACTTGATTAAGTAACAGTAGAACTCGATCTGATGACCAGATGAACCAGGAGCTACTGTATTAACCTGAGAGTCAATAACAACATTCATTCCAGCAAACTGTCCGATGCCTCTGTCAGTGATACCGACACCACCGCCACCCCATTGGATGCCAGTTCCAGTAGATAATGCAGAAGTAGAGAATGTAAGCATACCAACCTGATATAGGTAGTAAGCGACAGATGGATGAATTACTAGAGTGTCTAACTCTTCGCCTCTTTCTCCAAGAAGTGATCTACCTCTTGCAACTGCTGATGCAGTTAAGAAGTTGGCTTCAGTAGCACCAGTACCAGCTTTTGCTAAGTCTAAGTTATTAGAAGAAAGAGCAGTACCGAATACACCCTGAAGATGACTGAATAATCTTGCAGAATTTAGCTTGTTGATAGCATCTGCAATCTGGTTTCTGATGTGACCCATTGGATCTTCACCAGCAGCCAATACAGCTACATCATCAACAGCATATGCAAAACCTCTATGGCAGATAGTTGCAATTTGTGTTCCTGTACCGATTTTCTGTGGAGTTAAGAAACCACCATTACCTGTACCCCAAGTTGCTGTGCCATCAATAATCTCTTCAGTGGGAGAGATTGGGTTGAACTCTGGAACTTGGATTCTTGTTCCACCTTCTGTTGCATCAAGAAGTGCGTTACGCACAACAGCACCAGATTTGATGAATGCACTACGCTCTTTTATAGCTTCGGAAACGTAGGCACTGAGATTATTTCTCTTAACGATGTCCGCTAATAGGACACCGCCAGAATAATTCTGAAACGGAGCAGCCATTCAGATTTACCTTAAATACTTTTGCGATACCCTAGTCACAGACAAGGGGATTAGTTTCACAGAAACTAACTATTTTTGTGCCTCTTGCTTGAGCACTGCTGCAAGCTGTGGGTCTTGTTCTAATAGTATCATTTGTTGAGTGAGATTGCCCGTTTTCCAGGGGTTTACCTGACCTCCACCAGCATTTGATGTTGGGCTTGGTTTTGCACCCATACCAGCAGCAGAACTTGGCTTGAAATGATGCTCCCAACCACTACCAGGATTTTTGAGACTGCTGAGATAAGTATTAAGATCCTGTTCAACTCCACCATTAAGAACAACTACTTTACCTTCAGCGTTCTTTTGTAACTTTCCCTGTAACAATGACAGAGTTTGTTCTGCGTTTATCGCTCCAAGATTACTAATAGCTGCTAGTGCTGTTGTTTTTGTAGAAGCAACTTCATTAGAAGTTTTCATCTCTTCTAATTGTTGAGATAGAGTCATTATTTGCTGATCTTTTTCCTGGGCAGTCTTATTGGCTTCTTCCCAAAGAGTTTTCCACTGACCCTGATCTTCTAATTCTTTGGTTCGTTTTTCTTCTCTTTGTTTGTAAACTTCGTCTAGTTTACCCTTGATTCCCTGAAACTTTTCCTGTGCTTCGGCAGCTTCTTTACGGGCAGCAGCTACCTGTGCTTCATATTCTGCTTTTACAGAATCAAGATTTGGGGCTTGTGGTTGTGAAGGAGTTTCAGCCACGGGCTGTTCAGCAGGAGTCACAGATTCAGGCTGAATTACTTTTTCTTCGATTGCCATAAATTACTTTTCAGTTGATGTTTTTGTAGTAGTTTCAGCTTTGACTGCTTTCTTTGCAGGTTTCTTCGCTTTTTCTGTTGATGACTCAGAAGCGTGTTCTACAAGTTCCCACTTATAAGATCCATCAGATTGAAGAACCTTGTCCAAAGATTTAGCCATAGTTTTAAAGTACTTATCTAATATTCTAGCAGCTTATTCAGGTTTGACCTCATTAGCGTTAGGTAACACCTCGCCCTGTACAAGAATATCCCTAAACTCCTCTCTATCAATGACTTGCTGATCGAATAGTGATGTTAATGCTGTAATATCCTGTCCAATCAGTCTTTCGATGTCAAAGTCTCTGCTGATTTTGACTTCAGGTGGTTCGATTCCAACATATTGAGCCGAGAGGTTGAAAGCCTTTTGAAGTTTTTGCTCCAGTTCCATAGATACCATTGCGAGCATAGAGTTAGTGTCTACTCGGTCCAATCGCCTAGCATCTGCTGATTCGGCTACAAATTTCTGTTGTGATAATGTACTGATGCCTAAAGTAGCCATTTGCATTTGTAGTTCTTTTATTTCGGCTGACTGAGCATCGAAAGCACTTGAAGCAGGTTCTACATAGTAAATTTTATTACCTGGTTGAGTTGCCATCGCATAATTAACAGAAATAGCAAGGTCTTTAGTCTGATCGTCATATCCTTCCATAACTAGCATTGGTTGTGATGCAACGTGCAAACTGTGAATTAGATCAGCCTGTCTTTGAAAATGTGCAAGATTTAAATATGCAATATCTAATAAAGGTGGTTTACTTACTAAATTATCTGTTTTACCAGAATAAATAGTAACTAATGGTATTTCACCAAGAGAAAAACTACCAGATTCAACTTGTTTGTAATCTTTTTGAGTGGTTGCTACCTCAAATTCACCTACAGAACTGTTGTCAGAAACATCGTACATTTCCTCTAGTTGTTCTTTTTTACGAAATACTCTGTATCTACCTGGTTCGATGACTCTAATTTGGTCGAATACTTGCTCTCCAAATTGACCGCTTGGTAGTACTGCTTTTTCAGCTAGTCTCACTTGTATCAAATTTCCGTAGTTAGCTTCTCTGTCTAATCTCCAGCCATAGAGATTGGTAGGGTCTACTTCGATCCAATAGGGTCTACGATCTTGTGCTCTTTCTTCTGCTAGACTTCTTGCTCCAGAAGGTGCAGGATAATCAACAAGGATATGACTTTGACCATAAGTTAAAGAACACATCAATACTCTTCTTGCATATTCATCTAAATCTGACTTACAGCCATCAACGTCCATCTTGAACATTTCAGTCCAGTATGGATCGCCTGTTAGTGTAATTGGTTTACGAAGTACTAACCCTGTTGCTGCTCTTATCAATCTCTGCGTGAAGGGGCTGAATACTGCTCTGTTTACTCTAGCAAGATAAGCGTCATAATCTTCTCTTGGTTCTAGCGGTAAAAATGCTTCACTGTTTTGTCTTAGGTAATCAGTGCCTTCAGTGACAGCTTTCATTATTTCCCATCCTTTCATCATGTCCAGA